GTTTCTTCTGAGGTGAGAAATTAAAATCATTCCTACCCCACATTCCTCCACGAAGCTTCTGAGCCTGGTCATCACACGATCAATTAATTTCCGCTCATCGTTTTCTGTGTTATCGGAGAGCAATATGCTTAGGTGATCAATGATTACCCACTTAGCCCCGTAATTTTTAACAACGAAACGAATGTCAGAAATAAGATGATCGGGATCAACAGAGCCAAATCCAGACCGAAGATATAACCGGCCAGTACCACAGCTGCTATCGAAAGCTTTCCGTAATTCATCTTCAGGTATCTCGTTATTTAGATGTAATGGTTTATTTGCTTTAACTGTCATCAATCTCAAGGCAGTCCGTTGAACTGATTCCTCTAATGCAATGTATGCAACAGTGAAATTTTGATCGATGAGTGATTGAGCTACTTCTCCAGTAGCTGTGCTTTTACCCGAGCCACTCCCGCTGGTTAGAGTCACGAGCTCCCCGAGACGTAGACCTCCCGTAACTTCATTCAGTGTTGGGAATGGCCAATCAGCATCTTTCCCATGAAGGGGCTTTGATACGAGATCAAATAAAGATCTTGCATCAATGATTGCCTTGGGTGAATAGGCTCTCTTATTCCAAATTGCCTGACGTATAGCTTCAGAGTCTTTAGCTTGTAAAGCTTCGGAAGCATCTTTGTATCCTTGAAGTGTGGCAATAAAAACACGATCAGCAGGGAATAAAGAAGCACACTCTTCAGCGGCTTCTTGTCCTGCTTGATCGTTATCAAAGAAGAGAATGATCTCTTCAAATTTCAATAGGTGAGGAAGTTGGGCAGAGAGATTTTTATATGCTCCCTTAGCTCCATTGGCTAATGACATGACCGGCCAGTTTTTCCTGGCAGACCACACCGATAAACAATCAAGCTCCCCTTCTGTAATTACAACAGTCTTTCCACCACCGAATAAATGCTGGCCAAATAATGTTTTATCAACATTCTTACCCTTCCAATAAAAATCTTTCTCTTTCGTCTTCTCCTTATACGCAACAATCTGTCCGGATAAAGAGTAATACGGGAAGCGTATAACTGGGCCAGGATGATCGACCCTGACATTGAACTTTCTACAATCCTCCTCCGTTAAGTTTCTAGTAGAGAGTCGGGCAAACTCCCCCTCAAACGTAAGATTGCTTCTCTCTTTAGAAGGTTTGGTTTCTCCTTCTCCTGGTGCTGATTCTCGGTAGCCGCAAGAAAAACAATAACCATGAAGATCACTGTACCGAGCAAACGCATCGCTACTAGGACAACTAGGACACGCTTCATGCCTGAGAAATTCAGAGTCTTGGGGTTCCATGAAGATGCAACTCCTCGAAGATTTCTGCGTATTCTTTTAAGCATTCGATTATTAATTGGCAGGGAAAACCCTCGTCTTCACATCGAATAACGAGGTCATCGATGTAATTCATGAGGTTGCTGTGAGCTAACTGATCCATGAATCAGGGATGTTTGGGTGAATACACCAAAGGAATCCATGCTTATCGCACCAATCCCCATAGGTGGTTTTACTTTTTTTTGTAAGGGTGTTATTTCTTTGAAATATGAAACGAATATCTAAGTCGGGATGTTGATTTTTTATAGCTAAATGCTTACGCCTCTCTGAGGGCTTGAAGAATCCTTTGACTTCGTAAATCACATCCCCGATAAAAAAGTCGGGGGTGTACTTACTAGTCAATACATATTGAAAACTTCTAGCCTCGTATATATAAGGAACATTCTTCTTATCAAAGAACTTAGAAACTCGCTCCTCCAAAGCGGAGCGATAAGCCATGATCAGAAGTCGTAACTTTCAGCAGATGTGTCAGCAGCTGGAGCACTGACAGTAGGAGAGGAAGCTTTATATCCATCTCTAGTTCCAAAGATGGCATTAACATCTTCAACTGACATATCACCCGAATCACTAGCCCCATTCATGGTGACAAGTTTGGTCACTTGCACACCTACAACCTTCAAAGAGGTGCCTTTAGCTGGCTTAGTGTAAGGGGTTTGGTTAACAATTAATACAGCTTTCGTACCTTTTCGTAGACTTTGCAGATCAGAATCAGAAAGGGGAGACCCCTCAGTATCTACAAAGACTGGGATAGGTTTTTTATCTGTATCACTGTAACTGTATTTACATAGCCCTTCTTCATCGTAGGGCTCGGGATTAAGTGCAACTCTATCGGGTTTTTCTAATTTTGAATCAACCCATTTTAAGAGTTCTTTTCTATCTTTTTCTACCTGCTTTATGACTTTGGCAGGAAGTGTATAGGAGAAGGTTCGGTTTTCATATTTACCCGAATCTTGGTAAACATTAATGAATCCAGTGAGTTCAGATTCAAAAACGTATTGGTTAGGCTTGGTCATTTGATTGATGAGAAATAGATGGTGGTTCTGAATATCTAGTTGGCAGGGCTATTAACTTCTCTTCAATAGTGTCCAACTCAGTTTCAAGTACTCTTTGTAGTTCATCTGCAGAGAGTCCCTGAAGGCTCAGATCGGCGGCTAAGTTTTTAGTCAAAGATCGAATTGTCGGTGTGATTTCAGATAACTTTCGTATGCAAGTTCTTTCTGTATTTCTTTCTCTTCAGTCTCTCCATGTCCGAGGAAATAAGAGAACTGTTCGGGGCTCAATTCCTCAAGCTCTTTTTGCGCTAGATTTTCCATAATGTCTAGTTGCACTAGTGGGAATGAAGGAAAACCCAATAAAAAAGCGGCCTTTCAGCCGCTAATCATGAGTTTAATTGTCTAAGTGGGGTCTAAACGATCAAGAACCTAAAACCAGCGCGTCTACCAATTCCGCCAGGTGGGCTAAGGGTTCTTGAAGCTGGAAGACCAGTGCGAGGCTCTTTTTAGAAGTTAAATGTGTATCATCTGATACCATTTCAACCCCTTTTGATGAGTGATAGACGCACTGGACTACCTTCTTTATATCGAACTTAGACATATTACAAGGCCAAGATTGCATTTTCCGATGCCTTTTCTACAAACTTACAATATTGTTCAGTTTGTTTTAATGAGGCATGACCCATGATGTCTTTGACTTGATTGGGTTTTGCTACAGCACCCAGCCATGTGGCTAAGGAATGTCGTAAGCAATGCCAAACATGAGTATCAGGAATCATGGCAAATCGTCTGACCTTTTTAAATGATCTATCAAGTTGATGTCGGTTGGTCCAATCATCTTTAAAGGTATAAAGATTATTGATCCGACGTTCAACAATCGGGAGGATTTTGGGGTGGATAAAAATATCCCTGGGTTGTCCAGTTTTCGTTGGTCGGTCTTTGTCATATCCAACACGAACAAGATTCCTTTCTAAATCGAAATCCTGTTTCATTAGATAGTTCAATACATAACCCTGACGAATCCCGGTATAAGCACTAAATAATAAAATGTCTGCTAAATCACCTCGATCAAGATCAAGGCAGATTTCATACATTCTCATTACTTGGTCTTGTGTAAACCATTCGGTCCTTGGTCCTCCCTCTGGAAGACGCTTAACGCTCGGACACTTGACTGAGTGGAGCTGTTCTTCATAGGTGAAACGCAAGGCACAAGTCGCACAAGAAATCGCTCGATTGACTGTGGCGTTGTCCACGTTGTCGGTTTCTTGGATGTCTGCTTGAAGCTCTCTCCAAAAATGCAGGGCTCCCATCTTCCGTAGTGGGAATGATTCCCCAATAGAATCCGAGATCCGGCGACGACGAATAGCAATTGTCGAGGAGCTTTTTTGCATCCTCCAACGGTTACACCATGTGTAATCAGCAGCTTGTCCCCACGTTGTAATTAAGTGGATGTTCTGCGGTGGTTCGTAATTAGAAAAGCGGTTTGAAACCATTAGAGTTTTTGCTCCAACGTATTTTCTAGAAGTGTGGCCATTTGCTCACCCTTGCGACTGAGATAAATGCGATACCTTTTGGGATCTTCTGGATCAATCTCTCGATAGATTAGCTTGAGTCCTTCTTTACCTAAGCGATGTCTTGGACCTAACCAAGTGACATTCCTAGAGACGGATGAGCTACTCATGCTTGTTCCCTCCATTAGATCCTCTTGTCTACAGCCGTTATGGCTAGCGATATAGAGAAATGTGGATACAAGCTGAGCCGGAAATTCCCGCTCTTGAGCACGTAAGACTTCAAACGCCATATACATGCGGTATAGTGCTGGCCTTTCAATGTTCTTTTTATTTAAGACCAAGATGTTCACGATTCAGTTGCACGAGTGGAATGTTTTCCACAAGACCATCATAACACTGAACTTCGTTAGTGGAAGTATCTTAACAAACAATAGCTAACCTGATATATCACCTGGTTAATCTAGCCTTAAGCCTCTATGTGTGGGCCATCAAAATCAACGTCCCAAAGGTAGCACTCTTCTAGGAAGTCCCCAACAATAGCTAATGTTTTAGCCTTCTCCCTATCATCATAATTTATATAATATTGCATCCTTTCGATTAGGGTCGCATTTTCATTTAGCTCGGGCATATCAGCTTCCTTAGTGGGATTAACAGAAGAAATAAAGAGAATCGTTGACCTGCTCTATATCTAGTGTGTGCTTGATGAGTGATTGAGGTATTTCAACCCCCACTTCGTCAGCCCAATCCTTCAATACATTCTCTGAATACATCTCTGCAAACTGGAGTCGAATGTCACGAGACAATTGATCCATATCACAGGAGCGAGCTAAGACACAATCATGTATGACTGTGAATGGCTTATCCCAGCAAACAAATGTTAACTGAATTAAGGCGGCATCGAGAGCGTGGATAACGTTGGGAGCTAGAGCAGATACGTGGTGTTTAACATCTTTATTTCCCCAACCCTGACCAACTTGGCAGTCAACAATAGAACCCATGAGTCTCGTGCGTATCCTTGTGGACTCACTAACTCTTAGATCTTGTTGAACTATAAATCCTGATGGTGTTGTCCATTGGATATATTCTTGTGTCTCCATAATCTTCTTAGCTGAAGACTGAAGCCACTTCATCACTGCTACTGGTCCAGGGAATATTTCAGGGATTGCCTTTTCATAGATGGCTTTCGTTATCTCAGTTAATCGACCTGGAACGGATAGGTCTAGTTCAGTCTCTTTGAGAGCATCACGTATATATGAACGTGCGCTATCTCTGGTCAAGCCATAAGGCAGACACATCGTGCATCGCTTGGATACTTTACGATCTATAAAGGGATGAACTTCTTTATCTTCGATGTACTTAAGGCTAGCTTCAGCAACAGTCTTATATCCATCAACAGGAGCTGATGTTGGTAAGACATTTACTTTGGCTGCACTTTCAGCATCAAGGGTAAGAGCACTGAGATGTTGAATACCACTTTGGGTTGCATCTATTCCACAAGGCAATCCACTGGTGTTTTTAGTTTGGCCTATACAACAAGCGTAATATTCAAAGCAGCTAGCTAGAAAGCACCAAGGCTCCGAAGTCTCAGACCAATCAGACATATTGCTAATTGGATCTTTTGCTACTCGTGTTATTAAATCTGTGTTGTCTTTAACCCAATCTATGCGCTCCTTCATTGTGGCTTTATCTAAGCCATAAGTAGTAGCGACTTGGAATGCTAACCAATAAGCATTGATTGGCCCTTCTTCATAGAAATAAAGAAGTGACTTATCGAAGTCCGTACCTTGAGGCGACATGGATGTCACTTGTGGGTAGATCCTCGAGCGATAGTCAAATGACCAGGGAATCCAGAACCTTTCTTCATCTGCATACTTATTAGCTACATACATAGCCTCAGTAGTTCGATAATTCTTTTGTTCTAGTTGAGCGTTGTAGTCCTCAACCTCTCGGCGAGCACGTTTGTATGTTTTTAATTCTTCCTTTGTTGGTTCCCCATCAGGTTTGATAGGTAAAGGTCTAACTGTCTCTCTGCGAAACTTACCGATGGTTCGGTAGTTGTCAAAGCACCAATTAGCAACGCTAAGTACAGGGTTATTTAAACGATAAGCAACAGTGCCCAAATTGTTGAGCATGTCAATCGGAATGATTCCCTGTTTAACTCCCCCCAATGATCCCTTTGTTCTAACCATTGGAGATGACTGTCTTATCTGTTCTGTGAGATAGCCTCCTCTCTCGTCATTAGTCCACAAACATGGAGGACATACCATTGGCCAAGCACAGAAAGCGAGGTGCTCTGCCTGGCTAAGTATTGCTCCTTTAAGCCCTAGAAACTCCTGGCTATACCTCATGACTGTGCGGTGCTTTCGTCGGCCTACAGTGACCGTCTCCTTATGTATCCAGCCCGTCTCTTCTCCTAAGCCATTAAGGCACCAGCTCCCTATCTTGTGGGCTGTGCCTTGACTCCATTTAAGCCATTCAATACCTTCTCGATTGAAGCGTATTTGGAAGACAGTATTCTTTTGTCTAGTACCAGTAGACGAGTGGAAGTTGGCCTCGATTTGTTTATATAGATCCTTGTCTGATGAGTGATAATAGTTAAGCTTGAGCTCTGTCTCAATAGCTCTACCAATTGGGATGGTTAGCTCTGCTAATTGAGGGCGGCTCTCCTTACCTAATACATCGAGGCATACCTTCATTGTGATTAGAGCTACAACATTTAGGTCTGTCTCTTTGAGATGTTTATATACAGTGGCTGCATCTACTGAGCCTGTACCTTTGCGTAAGAATTGAAGACGATCCTTTAGTCTCTTCGCTACTCTCCCCACATTCTTGCGGAGGATTGCTTGACCATAAACGGTTGAGCTTGCATAGCTTTTATCTTCAGCTCTACGTGTTCGAGTGCTAAGTCTTAGGTTTGCTTCAACCTTTTGATTAGTCTCACGCTCCAGCTGCCTCGCAACTAGAGAGAGATCATCATCAGTATTCATTTGTGTGAGGAGGAGGAGAATTAAATTTATTTAGATACTTGTAAAACTCTTTCGATTCTTGCTGGATGATTATTTAAACCAGGGACACACTCCAACGCATCATTAAGGGCAACAGTGGCATTCTCCGCATAGGTAGAGAACTTCCTTGCTTTCCCTTTGTCATCTTTCCAGACAACGACAAATTGTTGAAGCTTCTTTTCTATTGTCATTGTGTCGAGTGGGACTGATTATTGCATAAGAGTGGACACATAATCAATGTTCTTTTGTTTATGTGTGGGATTGAGTAATACTAGTAGTCACGGGCCATGTATAAGTGTGTAACTTTTTATACCTGCCTTAGTGAAATGAAACATTTGAAATAAATGGTAATTGTTTCTATGTCTATGATGACATTCAATCCCAGATATGCAACTGATTGGATGGTATGAATTTATACCAATAAAAAACCCCTCATGTGCTGCGTCATGAAGGGCTCTTTGTTTGGGGATCAGGGAGCTAGGTTTTAATTAGCTCCTCGTCGTAATACTTTCCAACCCTATCAAGTGCATGAGCCTTGATAGCTAAGTACAGCTCTTTAACTCTTTTCCTTTCCTTTGGTGATAGTTCTTTGAATGCTGCTGGGATAATTGGTTCTCCTAGTCCTGATAATCCAAGAAGGATAAGACCTAGATCTTTTGTTGATAGTTGATTGAGAGACAACATGTTATTAAACCCCAAGACTTGCAAGTGTTGTTGGCTCAAAGCTTGTATCTCTTTCAACTGGTAGACCCATCTTGTCTCTAGCTTCTTTGATTTGCTTAAGAGTGAAGTATCCAAGCTCATTCTCTAAACCTTTTACATATCCAAAGAATGTCTCTGATGCTGTATCAAACTCTGTGCCGTACCAGGTCCAGCTTCCAGCTGGTGTGAAGTACTTGACGTAAGCAATAGCTTCTTTGCCTTTGCCGTCTTGAGCGTAGAGCTCAGGGAGTTGATTTCTAATTGATTGTGGGAGCAAATCCATTTGGTTGAGTGGGATTGAGCAAATAAATAAAAAGCCAGGTGGCTTATGTCATTAATATTAGCGATTGAGTTTCATGTGTGCAAGTGGTGACGCGATGAGTGATCATTGTTCTTTGTTATTGAAGCCACTGATAAAGACAAAGAACCAAGCGTACATCAATGCTAGTGCTAGTAATTCAACAAGTGGTGTAGGTATTTGATAACCAATTAGTTCTTGCATATATTTATATTCATAAAAAAAGACCCACTCCCTTAAGCGAGGAGCGGGTCTGACTCAACCACCTATACATTAGAACATGTAGCCGGCGGCTGCAATTAATACACACATGATAAGAAGAAAGGTGTTGCTTTCATTTAGGTCTGTGACCTTCTGATCTTGTGTGGCTACATACTCAAGGATCTGAGCTTTAGTAGCATTCTTTTTAAATTCCATTTGGTTGAGTGGATTAGAGAACTACACATAAATAAAATTCATGTGCATATATGTATTCTCGTTGATCAATCCCATTGATGGAAGTGAAAAGATACAAAGATTAACAATTCATTCAAGCTTGGGATTACGTTTGAGTACTCCGTTCTCTTCTAGTTCAGGCTTGAGAGTAAGACACCATTCAATGTTATCTCTAACCTCTCTTAAAGCGGCTGTGATCTCCTTGTAGTGAGGATCATTAGCATCTAGACCTAGTTGACCTTTGCGTAATGCTCCAACGTATCCTGATAGCTGTAGTATCAATGAGTTTAGTTCTTCCATTGTGATTGGCTGAGTGGATTGTCTTTCCATTTGGGGATTGACAATGAGATAATTACCTAGGTATTTAGTACTGTCAAGTGTTCATTTGATACATCACTACACTGTATCTGGTGGTGGCCCTAGATCTATCAAGCTGAGCTCTGCTCTTAGGTCAGGATCTAGTATCCATTCTTGTTCGATTGCTAATACATTTCTGATGGTCCTGCTCTCTGGTGTGTCCTTGTCTAAGTCAACACCGTTCATAGGTAGCGTGGATACCATGTCTTCCATCCTGCGGTATGTCTGGACTAAGCAGTTGTGTATTAGGTTTTTATAGAACCGTCGTTGTTGTGGTGTCTTGCGTTTGCGTCTAGTCATATTAATTTCGCACAGATAGGAATAGAAAAATAAAATCGATGGGCTAGCAAATGAAACAAAATGATACAAATGTACTAATAAATCAATGTGCGCTGGTCTTACTATCCAGTGAGAAGCCTTGGTATCACTCATTTCATCCCAGTCGCCAGGAGAAAATGAAGGGGTGGGGGTGGTGTATCGAGGTTTTGAGGGGGCCATGGGGGGATTCTGCCGCCGCCCGTCTCACGAATACCCAACACAAAATTATGTCAAAATACTCATCGATACCAAACCCACTTCCTAAGAGACTCCTTCTCTTGTTCGGTCTCTAGTAATGACATAAGTTGCTTACCATGCTTATAGTCATGTCTATCTATCGCCTCACAGAGTTCACTCTGAAGGCTTTTAAATCTCTCAGTAGTCATACATGAAAAGAGTTTATTGCTACGTTTGCGGTCTACCTATCTTTCTAGACGAAAAATGGTACCCATCAGTTAGGAGGAGTAGATGTTGCTCACCAGATAAACCTAGAAGAATCAATATGCATATCACCACAGTACCTACAGACGGTATAGACGGTACTAAACCGATTGAGGTTTAAAGGGTAATTTTATGGGGTTATGATATTTTCCTCTTTTAAGGTTATAACTGCGCTCGCTTCGCTCGCTTAGAAACACTAGAGTTTCAAGGATTGCTTACTTCCTTGTGTCTCTTTTCTTTGTCTTTGGTGTCAAGTTATAGGGGGGAGACCCTGATGATACGAGGGTCTCCTTCTCACCGCAATCCACACAGAGGAGCACCACTTCCTCTGTATAACTCCCCCCAATGGCCGTTTAACGCCTTGGAGTCCAGTCATACACTGGTGCTTGCTTAGGTTTAAGTCCTTTAAAGCTACGACCCAATGCAAGGGCATCTGTAGCCAAATGAGGGTGGTCTAAGAAGGCTTGATACATAGCTTTTCTTTCTTCTTCTTTTCTTGTGTCAATAGCTTCTTGGGCTGAGAGGGCTACAGCGTCTGTAAAGTATTTAACACCTAAAGCTAGACAGTCCACTCTATCATCATGTCTCACAGCTCCTTTGTCTTTACACATACGACTCATCTGATACATGAGCATATATTCAAGTCTTTTCTCTGGGGGTTGATCTGGGTTTGATTTGTAATCCCATTCAAAGACCTTTGGATCAACAATGAGCTTATGTTGATTCATGACTGGTTCTAGTGTGTCTATGATTCTTTCTTCTTTTCTCGTTGTAGCTCTAACTTCTTCTAGATCAGCGTTTAGGTGTTCGTCTATTGCGTGTCTCTTAAGGAGTTCCGTAAACATACCATCACCAAAGTTTGTCTCTATAACTAACTTCGTAGCGTTGTATCGTTTACTAAAACGAATAATGTCGATGAGGGTTTGATCAGAGTATCCTTGCCTGTAGGCTCTAACTTCACGTAAGAAAATGTAGCCATTAGCTTGAGAAAGGCAACAGGCCACACCTTCATCGGCACCCCTCCCTGAAGGGTCCAGCGATATAATCGTCTCACTAAACGGAACTGCGTTCTCGTCAATAAACATGGGTGAATAGAAGCGGTCAGCAGGAAGGCCGACAGGATTGAGTTCCTTAATGAGGTAGCGAGGATCGGCACTCCATACATACTTAGCAGCACATTCTTCACCTATGGGAGTAACAATAAGGTCTCTAAATTTAAGAGGGAATTTCTCTTCATCTGATAGAGAAGTATCCAACATAAATTGCAACATAAAGTTAGATCTACCCATTGCTGCTTCTCTCTCTGTCAAATCCATATCAGAGAAACGAGTATCAGTCGGAGTCCAACTCTCTGCTTTTTCGTTAATAATATCTGCTTCTAATTGAGGGGCTAGAAGCCCTTCGTAATTCTGTAATGACTTTGGATACCTAGCAGGCCAAACAAAGGGCTTGTAGGCTCTCTCAGCTAGCTTTCTGTACACTGTGAAAGTAGATTGTGGAGTACCTAAGAATAATATTCTTGATTCTTCTTTAGGAGTAAGGATTGATTCAGCTTCTGTAATTAGTTGAAGAAGTTTTTCTCTTTGCATATCAGTTGCAGAGTTCAGAGGAACTTCAACGTCATCGAATATGAGAATGTCAGCTCTACTTCCGGTCATCTGTGAAGTAATACCCACAGACTTACAACTTGGAGCCTGGTGAGGTGCAGCTGGACCAACATCAAAGCTAATCCGACTCCACCGTTGATCTGCATCTTTTGGTCCTAAATGATGTAACCAATTAATATCAATAATTAGTTTTTGACAAAAGATTGAAAAGTTATCAGCCCTTTCTTTAGACGCTGATACAACCATGATCTTTTTGTCATGGTCTTTATATAAGATCCAAAGAACAAAAGCCGCAGTAATCCAAGATTTACCAACACCTCTAAAGGCTGATATTTGGAGTCTCTTGGGTCCATGTTGTAGATATTCTGCTATTGATAATTGGGCTCTTGTGGGTCTTGGTAGGTTTAGTTCTTTCCAGACAAGGGTGAGGAAAGCCCTAAAGTCCTCACGTATTTTCTTGTCGAGTTCTAGGGCTTGGTTTTTCACCTACTAGCTGATAGTGATTGTGAAAGCTTCCTCGAATGTGAGGGATGCGCTATCTGTTACACGAACACGAACACTTTGTGTACCAGCGGAAGCGGCTCCAGCTGTGTACTGAAGTGTTGTACCAGAGATGGCATAGTTACCATTGTTGGTAGAGCCAGTACCTGATACAAGACTGAATGTGAGGTTGCTTGGGCTATCTGTAGATGTAGCTGAAAGGGTTCCAACTGTTACTGGAGTTGTGGAGCCGTTTGCACCTGTAGATAGAGCTGCAGCACTAAGAGCGATGTCAGTAGGAGCATTAGAGGTGAGGTTTTGTGTTGCTCCTCCAATTGAGGTAGCGGTAGTAGTTCTATCTCTTTCAATACAAGCGTCTAGGATTTCTAGAACGTCTGAGATTGTGCTAGAGGTAGTGATGTTTGCTAGAGCTGTATCAGCAGTTCCATCAATAGCTATATGGCCATAGCCATAAGTATGTATAGTTCCGGCTCTACGATTAGCTACTGCAGTAAATACTTGAGCAGTCATAGTAAGTTTAGATTTAAAAATTCATTTACATGTAGTGATCCTTTCGCCTGATTACAGGCAAGGCAGGCAGTCACACAATTAGAAGCATTAGTTTCTCCACCTCTGCATCTTGGCCTTATGTGGTCAATAGTTAACTCTTCCGTTGCGCCACAGTAGGCACACCGGTGTTGGTCCCTAGCCTTGATGCCTTCCCTCCACATCCGTCTCGCATCTGTACTACGAAAGGTGAGGAGATCTTCCATGAGGCTTCGGGGAGTATCCATTGGCTCATAACTAGGGGTTTACTTTTTGTATTTAGATTTACCGCTACGTCCATTACGACGACGGTTCTTTGATGCTTTTTCTAAGACTGTCTTACCGCTCTTCTTATGAGAAACGTCAAGTCCATCTCTATTTCCGTAGGTACCACGTTTACGGTTTTCTTTATTTAATGCGGCTCGCCTTTTCTTTTGAGCAGGCTTTCTGTTGTACTTAGCTTGTGCTCTGAGTCTGGCTTTACTCGATTTAGTTTTTCTTTTTCTTGCCATCAGACATGTCTCTGAACTTCATCAAAGTCGAGCTCAGGGATAAGACCAGCTAGGCCAGCTAGAGGAGAACCCTCCATAGCAACGCCGGTTATGTCATTAGCTTTTAGCCAATCAATCGCAGCTCTTAGGTCTGCTGTGGATGCTTCACCAGATTTAATACGAGAGATGATTTCTGTAGTTAGCAGAGTGTGAAGCTCTTCAAAAGCGTCTTCACTTGTACGCTTAGCCATATCATTTCCCTAGCAACTTTTCTTTTATGAGTGCTACTGCTTTATCGTCTATCGTATTATCTGTGGTTTTTGAATATGCTTCTAATAATTGAATTACTAGATTTTTCACAGAATCCGATTTAAGGAAAGCAAAGAGAATTGGTTTGATGAGTACTAACATTGGTTTTTTAAAATAATTCGGTAAGTTCTAAGGTTCCACTAGTAGAGGCATCACGTATAACTGCGATGTTTGCTCCAGCGGGTACGACTAGTTCTAGTCTTTCGTTTTGTGCAATGAAGTGGCTAGTAGAGGCACTTGCCGTTTGACTACTAGCACCTATTGCATATCTAATGTCTGCTGTGACAGCTCGGATGGAGATTCTTGCACAAGAGTCTGTAAGTACTGTATTAGCACTAGATGCTCCCGCTGCGAGTTGTCTCGCTACTCCAGGCTGACGATTAGGCTCAACATATTTTGAGCTCCAATTTCCGTCGTATAAGGCCATATTTAATAAGCTCTAATAAATCTCAAAAATTTGTATAGTAGGTATGAGATACATGCGATCAGTAAAATCTCTTTCATTATTTTTTCTTAAATGGATTGGGAAATGACCAACCTTCTTTCTTTTCCTCTGGAGGTTTTTGCTGTTTAAGATATGCAGCTATAGGAATGACATCGCTACACATGCTATAGACCCTTGAGCCAGGTAGGATCATGAAGCCCTTCTGTTGGAGCTCGGCACATTTGAGGGTACGAACTAATTCGTAGTCAAGACGCATCTTTTCCTCTTGCCTAGCAGCAATGCGGCGACACCTTTCTAGTCCCCTCTTATCAAGGGGTACCATGAAGTTAACTTGAAAGCCCCAGTTCTCAGCGACGGTATAGTTTTGTTGTTGCATACTTCCATCGTCTATATCAAATGGAGTCGTATGGTTCCCCATATAGAACGGGGAGAAAGTCATCGTACTTCCATTGCATGAGATGTTGGGTCCGTAATGCTGTCTCGACGGCGCACCGTTGTTTTGAAACATCACGGCTTGATTGGTTACATTTCCCGTCGCTGCCGCAACTGGGTTACTTACGTTATTCGTCTCAGGTTCGCTAGCCTTAACTGGTCCTACTGAGAGAAGACTGATAAGGAGACCGTAGTAGAGGAAGTATCGAT